CGGCGGATGCAGGCCCGCTTCAAGAACGAGAAGGGCAGGAACGAACTGGTCCACACCCTCAACGGCTCAGGCCTTGCGGTGGGTCGAACCCTGGTGGCGGTGCTGGAGAACTACCAGAACAAGGACGGAAGCGTCACCGTCCCGGCGGTTCTCCAGCCCTACATGGCAGGCCTGGACAGAATAGTCAGGGCCTAGGGAGCGGCGCCGTTGGTGTAAAATCCGCCGCTTCTGGGCGGGGGCGGCTGCCGAAAAGCTCCTTGGCCGGACAAACGGAGAGGTGCCGGAGCGGTTGAACGGGCCGGTCTCGAAAACCGGAATAGGGGCAACTCTATCGTGGGTTCGAATCCCACCCTCTCCGCCACCCAGCTAGCATTCATGCGGGTTTCCAAGCAGCCCGGCCGGATTTCCCCCGATCTTTCCCATCAATCAGCAGGCCCTAGAACGCCCCAGAATCGCCCCGCGCAGGGCAGGACAAGGGGTACTTAGGCCGCGGGCTAAACAGCGCCTCTTGGGCCGTTCTGGTGGGTCTGGAAACTACTTCCCGCGCACGATTCGTCGCGCCTTTCTCTCGGGGACGCCGGCGTTGACCAGGCGCCGGATCTCAGCTTGGCCGGGCCGCTCGGGGACAGGGATGTAGCACGATATGGTCTGCCCGCCCCAGTCCATTCGGATACGCGTCATGGCACGGTCCGCGCGCAGGTGGCCCTGTTCGACCTCTTGAACGATTCCCAGGAAATAGTCGAAGAACTCGCCCACGGGCGAGCAGCATGGAGCTTCGTCGCGGCGAGGTCAAGGATGCAGCCGTCGCGCCTGGCTCCAGGCGCCCGGAGACTGCCCGCCACCGAGGGGTCGGTGGCCCGGTGCCGCCCATGGGGATCGGTAATGCGCGCCTGGCTATGGGCGGCAGCTCTCGCCAGGCACCAGACCGAATCTAGCTCTGGCTGGCGAAGGCGAGGCGCAGCCGGTCTGCCAATACGCTCAGGGGTTCCACAGCTGGCAGCGGCGCACTGGCCCCTTGCAGATGAACCAGGACGCCGGGCTTCGGGTCCGGTGGCGCGCTGCTGCCGCCGGGGGGCAGTCGGTGGCCGGCGGTGAAGGCGTGCCCGCCGAGGGCAGGGTCCTGCCCCCCCTCAATCAGCACGACGCGGCTCGCCGGCATGACGTAGGTGCGCCCGGCCGAGGTCTGAAACCAGAAGATGGCCATGGCCTCACGCCGGCAGCGCGATGCCGAGCGCAGCGAGCCGGGCGCGCTGCACCGGCACCGGGTCGGGTTTGTGCTGGCTTGGGGCGAACAGCAGCCCGGAGGCGGGGAACGCGATGTCAGGTTCGGCAACGCGCAGCCCGTAGGCCGGCAGCGCCATCTCGATATGCAGGCCGGCGCCGGCCCCTGAGGCCACCTCGGGGAACAGGCGCACCGTGAGCAGCTTCAGGCCGCGCAGGCGTTCGCCGGCGGCATGCACCGCGCGCGCTACATCCAGGTACTCGTCGCCGGCCGCGGCAATCTCGCTCATCATGAACTGGCGCAGAATGTCACGCGCGAGCGCTTCCATCGCCTGCAGCTGTGCGCCGGCCTTGGTTCTCTGGCGTTCCAGGCCGGCGAGCGCAGCCTCGGAGTTAGCCAGTGCGGCCTGTGCCGCCTCGATCTGCGGGCGTTGTGCTGCGCGCTCGGCATCGAACTGATTGAGGTCCTGAGCAGTCGCGGTGCCAGCGGCGATCGCCGCGAGCAGGTCTTCGCGGGCGAAGTCCGAGCTGTCGCCGGGTAGCCCCGCGCGCGTCTGTGCAGTCACCGCCTGCTGCGCGGTGATGAGGGCCTCGATGCGGCGCAGCTGGTCGCGCGCCTCGTCCACCTTCACCTGCTGGGCCATCACCTGGGCGGCATCCGTACCCAGGCCCAGCTCGAGCACCTCACGCCGGATGCGCTCCATCTCAGCCCGGACAGCAGTCTGCGACTGGCGCAGCGCACTGCGCTCGCCGAGCAGCGCGTCGATCTCGGTTTTGGCAGCAGTCTGGGCCTCCAGCAATTTGTCCGGGATCGTCGGCATGCCGCCCTTATGCCTGAGCCATTCGGCTTTGTGCTCGTCGATCGCGGATTCGGCATTGGCCAGCCAGCCGCGAGCGGCGTTGATGCGCTGACCGAGGTCGATTTCCTGCGCGGGGATGGCATCCACCTCGGCGCGCAGCGCAGCGAGCCGCGCCAGATGCTGCGTGCGCGCGGCAGCGCGCTGCTCGGCCGCGGCAAGTCCGGTCTCGGCGCCTTTCTTCTTCATGGGGAAAGCCATCTCAGCTCCTTTCAGCCGGCGCCAGGCCGAGTGCCGCCTGCTCGATCAAGCCAAGTGCCAGCGCCAGCGCCTCATGGGGCAGCAGGCGCGTTTCCAGGGTCGCATGCGGCGTGCTCAGCCGAACGGTCAGCGCATCGCCCAAGCTTAGGCGCGGCAGGAACGGGGACTGCGAGTTCGGGTTCAGGATATCCATCGGGTGCACCTCCTTTCGGTGGTGCAGATTGCTGCACCCCGTGCAGGAGGTCAAAGATCCGATTTAGCGCCTCACCGCTGCGCTGCGCTGCGACCTGGCGCAGGATGCGCCTCAGCCGATCCTCCGAGCGCGGCGGGTCCAGCGCATGCAGCGCGGCGAAGACGACAGCCGCTTCCGGCGGCACCGGGGCGCCGCCCAGCATGGCCGCGATTGCCTGCGCCGGCGGGACATCCCCGGGCAGGCTCGCGGAGAGTTCGCCCAGCAGACGGTGCAGCCGCTGGCGCCGCAGCAGTGCATGCGGGGTTTCGTGCTGCCCGCCGCGGCGCGGGCGCAAGCCGAGCAGGCGGTTTAGATCGCCGCCGGCGCGGATGTAGTGCCCCAGTGCCGGGGCGAGCCAGGCGCGCGCGGCCGGCGGCAGCGGCTCGCCGGCGAGCATGGCGCGGTGCGCCTGGGCGAGCAGGTCGAGTTTGGCCGCAGTGGTCATGCGCTGACGCCGGCGAAGCGCACGCGGCGCCCCGGGGGAGGATGATCGGCATCGCCCATGCGTTTGATGCCGTACTGCACCGCTGCGGCATAGGCGAGCACGGTGCAGTCCAGCGCCTCGTTGCGGTCGCCGCGGTTCTTCACCCATTCGTGCCTGGCGACTCCGCGCACGAAACGCTTGACCAGCCGCTCGGCGGTCAGCTGAGCATAGAACTCCGGGCGTAACTGCTCGGAGAAATGCACCAGAGGCGGCTGTGCGGCGAGCCGCCCGGCAAGCCAACCTTTGATGGTGTCTGCGCCGACTGGCCAGAGCTGCGCCCCGTCGTTCAACGGCTTGCCGGCGATGGTCACATCGACAAGTGTCGGGCGACCGATCGGCGGTTTCCCCGGTTGCGACTGGCCTTTCGTGGCGAGTACCTGCGGACGACGGCGCGCGTAGTCGAGCACCAGGTTCATAGTCTGTCCGTCGCCTGCGTCGACGGCGGCGACGACGATGCGCAGCAGCGCGCCGTCGTCGCGCCGGAAGCTGCGCGCGAGCAACGCGTCGACCTGGCCCCAGGTGTCGGCACTGGTCGGGGCGCCGAAGATTTCGTCGTGGCCACAGACCCACAGCTCCTCGTTCTGGCCCCAGCCGGCGAGCACCAGCGCCAGGCGGTCGTGTTGCACGTCGACGCCCAGCGTCATGAAACGCACGCCGGACGGTGCCGTCCATAGCGGGTAATCTTCCGCACGCGCGGCCAGATCGTCGGCGCGGGTCTGCTCCCCCTGTTCCTCCCAGCACTCGCCCAACGCCGTGTTGACCCAGGTGCGCAGGGTCTCGGGGTAGGACTTGGCGGCGAGGAAGTCGGCGACGATCTCGGACAGGCGCCGCCAGGGCGAGTAGAGCTCGTTCAGGTGAAAGCCGGCGATGCCGCGGCTGGTGGCGGTGGCCTCCCAGCGACCGCGGGCGACCATCTCGACGCGCTCCGGGTCGCCGGCCATAGCCCCGCAGTCCGGGCAGGCCAGGTGCGCCGAATCCGGGTCGCCTTCGTTCCAATGCACCAGTTCCCAGCGCAGCACGTGCTCGTGGCCGCAGGCGGGGCAGGGCACCAGGTACTGGCGCCGGTCGGAACGGGCGAAGGCCTGCTCGATGCGGCTGGCCCCCTTGACCGTGGGGCTCGACACCAGCACGACCTTGCGATTCCAGAAGGTGGCCGCGCGCTTCCTGGCCAACGATACCGGATCGCCTTCGGTGCCGGCCGACACCGGGTAGCGGTCGACCTCGTCGGCGAGCAGGATGCGGATGGGACGCGAGGCGAGGCTGGCCGCGCTGTTCGCCCCGGCCAGGGTGATGTGCCCGCCGGGGAAGCGCTTGTGCAGCAGCGTGTTGTCGCCGTCGCGGGACTTCGGATCACTGACCAGGCCGCGCAGGATCGGGGTATCCCTGAGCATGGGTGCCAGACGGTCTTTGCTGAAGGTCTCGGCCATCTCCAGCGTCGGCTGGAGCACCAGGATCGGCGCCGGGTCCTGGGAGCCGAAGTAGCCGATGGCGTTCAGCAGGATTTCGGTCTTGCCCACCTGGGAGGAGCACATCAGCACGATTTCCCCGATGCCTGGGTCATTCAGCGCGTCGAGGATTCCGCGCTGGTACTCGGCGCGGCTTGTCCGCCACTGTCCGGGTTCGGCGGACGCTTCGGGGCTTAGTTGGCGGTACCGGTCCGCCCACTGGCTGACCGTCAGCTTCGGCGGCGGCCTCCAGACCGCCAGGGCTTCCCGCAGCAGGGAGGCCATCGGATCGGGCGAGCTCGGCGAGGGATTCATGGATGTGTTCCTGCAATATGGCTTCGACTTCCGGGAGGCTGGTCGCCGACAGCACCCGGCCGGCGACCTTGGTCGGCATGGACAGCAGCTTCGCCCTGGCCGCGGCGAGGGTCTGCTGCCAGGTGGCGAGCACCGCCGGGCGGGGCAGGACGTTGCCCTTGGCCTGGAGCCACTGCAGCTCGGCCAGGTCGGCCTGGGCGCGGGTGAGTCTGGCCTTGTGGGTGCCGAAGTCGGACTCGCCGACGTCGCCCTTGACCGCGCGGGCGCGCAGGAACTTGATGTAGGCATGGACGACCGGCACCAGCTCGAAGCGGCCGCGCTCCACCTTTGGGATGGTGCCGTCGGCGACGAGCTTGCCCACGTGCCGCTCGGTGACCAGCAGCAGCTTGGCAATGGTGCCCCGGTCGTAGGTGGTCTCAGCCATGGGGCACCTCGATGGGGGATGGAGCGTCCGGGTCGGTGTCGCGCCGCCGCTGTTCCGGGGGGTGCCCGGTCATCGCCTGCTTCGGACGCTTGGGGTAGGGCCGGCACAGAGGCAGCAGTTGCTGCCGCAGGGCCGGGTCGAGCGGGTACAGATACCGGTGCTTGAACCCCGATATTACCCTCTTGGCATCAGGGTCGACATGCTGGCGCAGCCAGGGAATGGACTGCCCGCCGGTGCCGTAACGGGAGTGCAGCGTCTTGGGATGCACCGGGGCTCCATGGATGATGTAAGCATGGGTCTCGGCGCCGCCGACGTAGAGCCAGCCACCGGCCTGATAGATGCCGCCATGGTGGCCTTGGGCCTGGTCGGCGAAGGACACGATGAGGCGCAGGCCGGGCGAGCGGCGGCGCAGGAAGCGGATGGCGATCGCCACGATCCGGGACACCGGGGTTTCGTGCTTGGTCAGCGCGATCCTCGTCAGCTCGCAGACCTCGGTGGACGCCAGACCGTACGGCGAGCCCAGCTCAGGCGTGGCACCCTGGCCGAACAGCACCACGCCAATGAAGGCGTTGTCCTCCCAGACGCCGACCCGCACGGCCTTGAATACCGGGACGCGCTTCGAGTAGTGCCACCGCTCGCAGGCGTAGCGGGCCGCCTCGGCGCTGGCCCAGTCGAGCTTGAGGTCAGCCATGGCGCTTCGGGTAGGGTTGAGCCAGCGGGGCGATTCGACTGCGCATTGCCTCGTCCAGGGGCAAGACGTAGCGGTGCTTGACCGGCGAGCGGACCTTGACGGCGCCAGCAGGGATCGGCAGGCGTGGCTGTCCGAAGTTGGCGCCGGTATAGGTGCGCCGGTGCAGCTTCTGGCCGTTGAGCATGAAGTCGAACTTGGGCGGCGTGGTGCCGGTGTAGATCCAGCCGGCGGCCTGGTAGATGCCGCCATGGTGGCCTTGGTCGGTGTCGGCGAAGGACACCAGCAGGCGCAGGCCTGGGGACTGGCGGCGCAGCATCCTGACTGCGACGGACAGGATGCGGCTGACCGGTGTCTGGTGCTCGCGCAGGGCCACCCTGACCAACTCGGCGACTTCGAGCATGTCGAGGTCGAACGGGCGGCCGAGGTTCGGGTTCGCTCCCCAGGCGAACACGACGGCGCCGATGAACTGGTTTGCTTCCCAGACCCCGAGGCGGGCCGACTTCGACACCGGCATGGTGCGGCTGTAATGCCAGCGCGAGACGGCGTACTCGGCCGCCTCGTGGCTGCACCAATCCACGCGCAGGTCGGGCATGTCACGGCCGGAACTGCGTGCCGCAGTGCGGGCAGGTCACGGGCGACTTCTCGTCCAACCTCCCCTGGTCGTCGATGCTGACCGGCTCGAAGT